AGCAAAGCCCTGTGGCGGCAGCATGCTTTCCGGTCCACGCAGCTCATCAAGAGCGATGTTCAACGCGGCAAAGAGCCCCGCATCAAAAGCCTCCGGTAGGATCTCCTCGTCCACGCCCATATCAAGGTATTTCTGCCGAATGGCAGGATACTCATTGGGATTGGCGAGCACCTCATCCACCATCGTGTTGAGCATGTCGATGACCTCGGGGGCCACCTCAAGCTCTGCCAGTTCTTTACGGAACTCGGCCACTGCGACAGGATCTGCCTGCTCGGCAGTCATCAGCATTTCACGATTGATTTCCGTAGGTGAAACCTGCTCGCGCATCTGTTCAAATGCAGCAAGTTGGTCAACGGAAGGTTCAGTGGGAGCCATTTGGGGGGCGCCCATTCCCGGCATAGCATTAACCATAACCATGTCTTTTTCCTTTGAAAGTTAAAAGCCACACGGGGCTGCGCGCCGGGGAGGGTCGCGAAAATACCTAAAATTATCAACGAAGATGCCTTCGTTGTCTACTGTTAAGACCGATCAGTCTCTAAATAGGACAGCACAAACGTCACGGTTGCCACGCTCGATAGCACCTTGAGCACGTCTGTAGCTTCTAAGATACAGGGAACGCCGCTGAAGACGTCCATCGTCTGATTCGTGGGCAGCTGATAGGTCTTCAGCAGCCGGTGTGCCGTGGCGCCTCCAGCCGGGTACAGGTTGACTGAAATCGCTGCAACTGCGGCGTTCCCGTTGGTCACTCGCAGCGATGACAACACTGCCGTGTTGGCCGCTGGCACCGTGTAAATGATCGTTTCTGTCGTTGCATCCGGTATTAGCGGCTTTCTCAGATACTTGTTTGCCATGCTGATTACCCGGCTGAAACAAAGTTAATTGTAAGGATCACAGACGGTATCGCTGGCCGTGTGGGGCTTGTGCCGGCAGCGTAGTGCTCAATATACACGTCAGCATTGTCAGACCACCACGCGATTTCCAGATAGTTCACTGCAGGGTCGGTGACCGTAAAAATTCCAGTCACGGCAGGCACTACATGCGACCAAATTAGTGCTGTTTTCCGCGCCGGTATATCAAATCTGGTATTACTTAAGGGGTAATTGACCCCAGTGTCCTTGGCCCAGATCTCAAACTCCGCTGCGGTGTTGCTGCGGTTGGTCATCTGCAGGGTAAAGGTCACCAGATACTGACCGCTGCAGGGCACAAAGATCTTGGTGTTGTCCACCACGCGAATGCCGTTGGTCAACGCGACAGTGTTATAGGTGAGCAGGTTCTCGCTGGTGATGCCGGCGCTTGTCTGATCAACGTCGGACAGCAGCATTGCATGGGGCTGCAGCATGCCGTTGGATATCTGGAAACCGCGTATTCCACCGGCAAACCCGCCGCCCGCTCCGCTGCCCGCGCTCATCCACGTTGCCGCACCAGCAGTGTCTTGGCTGACGATGGGCGTGTAGCTGGAGTTAAGCTGCAGAATAACCTGCTCCAGAGAGCGCACTAGCTGGTTAAACTGCTCTGGGCTGTAGTCGCCGCTGACCGCGTTGGGCAGGCGGACGTTCTGTATCTTACTCATCGCAAGCCGTCCGGCTGGATGTCAACACGCATCGTGCCGAACCGCCACGACGTATTGATTGCCGTGCTGGTCATGCGAAGCGCGATCTGCCGACCACGGGCACGGGTGTCCACCTTCTGCGTCGTAGGCGTGATCACATACGGGTCCAGTGAGCTTGGGCTGGCCGTGGCCTGAGGATAGGGCCGCAGGAACAGGTTCACAGTGATGTTGCCCAGCTGGTTCTTAAAGTCAGGAATGAACCGGCTCATCAAGAGCATGTTGTCGCCATCACCGATGTCAAAATACCCAGATTCGAGGAACGCGGGCAGCGGTTGGCCGGCAGCGTTAACGCCGTCTTCGTGGTTGTACACCACTGAGCGGCCCGGAGACAATCCGTAGATAGTGTTCAGCGTGGGCTCAGTGCTGTTGGGCAGGAACTCCGCACCCACAGGCTTCTCAAAGCTGCCCACATCCTGCCACGCCGTGCGGGCCAGAGTGCCGATGGACCAGACGTTCTCAAGGTAGTTCAGTGTTACTGCTCGGTCGATAAAGTCGCTGGTGAAGCTGCAGTAGAAGAAGGTGACCTCGTTAAAGTCCGTGTTCAGCGCAGCAAATACCTTGGTGTCCTGCACAAGATTTATGTCGTTAAACACGTAGTCCTGCACACTGCAAGGAAGCTTTTTGACTGTACCGTCGAACACGTAAAACGCTTCTTTGCCCATCCAGAACGCCAGACCGTTAACGTCCACCGCTGCGTGTGGGCCGATACATCCGCAGTTAGCCGCCAGCTGCTGGAACCCAAAAGTGTAGGGCGGGCCAATGTACTGCATGCCGTGCAAAGAAGTATCCGTAAAGATCAGTATCTGACCGCGCGAGCGCACTGCAGAGACGATTGCACTGCCGTCTGACAGCCGCTGACCGCCTGCCGTGTTGGTGGCCGACTCCGCAAAGGTGTTAATGTCCTCTTGATTGGAAAACCGCACGAACATCGGATCTTGTGTGCTGGGAGTGCCGATGGTGGTCTCGGTGCCAAAGACGACCATGTGCCTGTCTGGGCTCGATATCAGCATGTAGGCGTTTGCCGTAGGTGCGCCCGAAACAATAGAGGCTCTGACCCCAACACCGTCGGTCGTTGGGTTCCACTTAAACACCTGCCGGTTCACAAGCTGCGCAACAAGCGTTTCGCCGAAGTTGTCGAACTTCCACACGCGTGATGACAATGTCGTCACTTCGCTTGTAGTTCGAGGAGTGCCCCACGTTCCAACGCCCCACGATCCGGTGCCAAACCCGAAGTCAAAAAAGCTTACATCCGAGCCCGTGCTGATCTGGTATGCACCAACAACTGCAACGCCGCCGTCCCCACTGTCACTGGAGTTGGCAGCCACGGGCGCGGTGATGGTGTACGTTGAGGAGTTGATGACCGTAGTGATCTGGTATTCTGAATTAAGAATAGCCGCTGTAATAACGCCGCCCAAGCTTACCGCGCCCGAGAAGGTAACAAAGTCCCCCTCGTCAGCGCCGTGGTTAGTGTCGGTAACCGTGAGCGTTGTCGATCCAGTGACCGCAGCAAACGTGACATCGCCTGCCACGGTTGTGCTGCGCAGCGGGGTGATGTCGTACCACGCACCGCCCGAGCTGACGTAGACCTTTTTAGAAGTACCGAGGGCCAAGAATGGGACGCCGATCAAGGAGTTCCACGAGAAAAGGTCACTCCCGCTACCAACCAGATAGACGGCCTCCCCCGTAAAGTAGTTCCAACCCCCTATTTTCTCGGGCAGGCCATAACGAAACCGCACGTTATCGCAGTTCGTCCAGCCGCCCTCGGCACCGTATTCGGTGTTCTGTTTATCGATGCCGGGGGCAAGGGTCAGTCTAAAGTACGCCATCTAAGCCCTTTACATCATTTTTGCAGGACGTGTGCCCTTGATAGCCACACCAGCGCCACGAACTTTTGACTTGCCGCCCGCAGCGCCGCCCTTGGTAGCCATGCCACCAGCTGCGTAGCCTTTCTTCATCATGCCGCCTTCGGCCATCTTGCCCTTGCCATCTGCTGCGAAGGCTGGGACTTTCTTGCCGTCCTTTTCAACCATCTTCATTGCGCCGCCCGCCTTCATGCCCTTAGCGGTCATGCCGCCTGCTGCCATGCCCTTAGCTTTCATCATTTTCTTTCTCCGCGTACAGATTGTTAAAAGTTACATTGGGGTCCAGATACGAATCGTCTTGCTCTGCGCAGTGTATCCACTGACTCGGTTTAAAGTCCGGTGCGCCTTCACCTGTTACCCAGTAAGCTGGGCTAGTGACACGGACTCTGTTGTTTGGCAAGGCTACAATATTTCCTGTCCACTTGCCAGCATCCGTCAGGATGAGGACGTGTGTCTGCTTGTGCTGTGCAGGGTCTTCGGAGACCTCGCTCTCGGCGTAGTCAACGGTAAACAAATAGCGACCCTTGTAGAACTCGTTGTTGATCTTGCACATCCACTGGGACGGTTTAGCCCTGTCGATGGATATGATGGAGTGGTGGTAGGAACTGCAATCCCACGGCTGCACAAAGTGCGTTTCCATCCTCTCCGGCCACTCTTCCAGTGGTATGTCGCCAACCAGCGCAGTGATCGGCATACGTGCCCACATTGCCCCGCCGTGTACGTTAGGCTGGCTACCGTCGTCTGCTTCGCACCCTGTAAAGATCAGTTGAAACGACAGACACCGATCAGGCATCGTAGTAACCGCAACCGCCAGCGCATGGACGTACTCGCCGTGGTAGTTTTGATGACCGTTAGTGAACTCTTTGCGTACCCAGCATTTAAAGTACGGGATGTTGCTTATAAGATACATCTAGCCCCCAGACAAAAATAAAGCTCGCTCGGCTTCTCTGCGCCTGACCAGCCCATTAAGTACCTTGCCGCCAGCTTTAGTCCACTTGAGGAACTCATCTGCTGCGCCCTCGTAGTCCTCACGATTGTACTTCATTCTTAGGGTGGATGACTGCAATGACCCAAGTCCACAGTTGTAGCTGAAACTCACCAGCGCGTCATGATGGCACTGACGATTAACAGAAGCAGGACATAATCTTCGTACCCCAACAGAAAACCGATCCAAATCAGCCGTAAGTAACTCGTCAATTTCGTCAGCATCCCACACCCGATTATGCTCTGGTTTAAGTGGATAAGAGGCTCTCTCGTCTGTTTTGAGCCTTGCCTGATCTGGGTAAAGCACTCTGCCATAGCCCACCGTCCAGAGCACAGCGGGGCATTTATAAGGCATGGCGTGACAGCCCTCGAAAGATTTGATTAGCTGGATACCCGCTTCGGATATGCTCATTTTGAGAAGGCGCGTCCACCAAAGTGGAAGGAGATGATTGCACTGAGTATGGCCATTTCCTCAGATGAGAACACTAGCGACATCGCTTCAGCAAAGGCCACACCAGTGCTGTACGCATACCAGATACCGGCAATGTCAACTACCACTAAGAGGCCAACGAAGA